CTTCTATATCTATGTTCATTGTTCCTCCATATGTTTTAACCCGTAATGAGCAATCATTAATGCGTCAGCTCTACCATCTAGTAGACCACCTTTCTTACCATGTAGCTCAGCATTAGAATACAATCCTTGAGCAATCTTAGCTACTTCTTGTTTAATAGCTTTACCTTTAACAGTCACACCTATATATTTTTGCCATATTTTAGGAGTAACTTGTTGAATAAGTCCATCGGAAGTCCCCAGCTTGGCTATTGCAAGTGCTATGCCAAAATTTCTACCAAATGAAAAATTAGATTTAGCAGACATTCCATATAATGAATGTACATTTTCTAACCAAACAGTATTTATTTTTTTATCACGTAACCATTTAGTAGTTTCATAAATACTAAATTTTTTGAGATCCAACAGAGCAACGCTGTCTGGATTCTCTGAATCCAGAACAGCGATTGCTCCATTAGCCCCCGGATCAATGCCTGCGATAAACATTAAGCCGTTGGAGTTTTCTTGTCAAACAAAGAGCCTTGAGCAGGAGGAGTATCTCCCATTATGCTTGCAGCAGAGTCTTGCGCTTTAGAACCCTTAGTACTTTTATCTATAACTATACCGGTATTCTTAGTAGCCCATTTATCCATTGCAGCAGCATCTTTGTTCTTTGTAATTTCCTCAGCAGTTTTACCAGTATCTATATTACCGAAGAATTGACATTGATTAACAGGTTTAGTGTCGCCAGAGGCAACCCAGTCTCCCTTGGAGTTCTGAGTTCGTTTATCCTCAATTACTTGACGAACAGCAACTTTAACTTTCTGATTAATCAAATCTGGGATTACTGGATGTTCAGTAGGCATTTCTTTTCCTTCTTTGAAATTCCAGACCTTGATTACTTTCTTTTCTAACTTATCCATATTAGTATCTAGATCTTTTCCAGTTACAGCTAAACATAAAGATTTAGCAGTTTGATACCCAGGTAAAGGCTGTTTCTTACCATCTTTACTTATATAGTAAGTTTTATTGCCTTTTTCGTCACCAGATTTAATACACCATTTGTCTCTAATACGTCCAAACTTTTCACCAGCTTTTTCAAGCTCTACGTGTAAAAAGTAAGCACCGCCGGCTGTTTGATTTAAATAGGCTAGTTTAATAATGGTCTCATATACTCCAGATTCCCATAAAAAATTTCCCCCACCAGCTCCTTCAATAGAAGGTTCTACTATATCGTCTGGAAGTTTCCATTCACTCATAAATGTTTCCTTTCATTTAAAAATTAATTAGCTAAAACTATTCATTAGTATTAGCTTGGTCATTTCGCTGTTCTAGATATTGATCTAGAATTTTCATAAGTTGTTTAACAGTGCATCCTGGTTTTCTTTTAAGGGTTTCTTCTGTAATTTCTTGCACTACTCCGATACCCATTTTAGTGGCATGATGTACCATCTCATCAATTAATCTGTATCGTTCGGGAACTATCTTACGTTTGGGCATCTGATCTTGATCATCTCGTTCGTTATCTATAATTTCATCGTTACCTGGGTGACTCATAGATCTCCTTATTTGTAATAATCATGAAGTCGATTAATTACATGTTGTAGATTATTATCAATATATGTTTCTGTTGATTTCCACATATCCATAGGAGCTCGTATACGTTCATGGATAGTGTCTTTAGTTATTCTAGTTTGAAATACATACTTAAATCCTAACTCTTTTTCTTCAGGCATAACAGTATAGAATTTAGATTTAGCATTCTTATCGTTTAGTTTCTCTAAAGACAGTTTCTTAGTAGAGATAACAGTACTAAAGAAGCTTTCTATGCCTACATTATTTAAAGCGCCTTTAACTTTAACTATAGTTTCGTTAATCATTTCAGATTCATTTAAAACATCTGTAGTATGAGCTAGAAAGATTACGTTTTTAGTAGACTTAGCAACTACCTGTGACATTAATCGTCTCATGTACTGACCATATTCCTGCCAAGCTGATCTGGAATCAGTAGCAGTTAGAACTTTAGTACTTTCAAACATATCCATTAAATATGTAAGACTATCTATAACTATAGTATGTACATCTTTCATTTCAGGTTTTTCTGCTTCAGCAAATGCTTGGTATACTTGAGTAGTATCTGTAACTATTAATTCTTTAAATTTTGTTTTAAACGGTAACTTCTTACCATTCTCACAATTTAAATATATAACTCCTTCAGGGTTATCTAGAGCTCTTAAACTAGCGCTCTTACCTGAGGCAGATTTACCTGATACTAATACTAGATGATTGTTAATCATATGATATCTCCTCCTCGTTTAGTTAGTTCTTTACTAATAGATTTAACAGTACTATTTCTGAATTGATCTTCAGGTAATGGAATTTCTAGTTTATTGTTAAAATTTTCTAATTTTTCCACGATTTCTCCTAAAACTAAACCAGCATCTACTAATACCATCCCATATCTGTAAAGATGATTAGCTCGATTACCTGTTGTAGTATGGTTTATAAACCAGCGCTCAATATTACCAACGCCAGTAGCTGTAAGCTTAGCTTTGATGTCATCGGATTTCTTAGTTTCTGGTATAAATAGTGTTGCATCTAATACGCTTCCCTGGTTGTATTCATATTTACCGGGGTGTGAAGCCCACTTTCTAGAGATATCCTTAGCTGCTTCATCTACAGGAAATGGTAACCAATCAAATACATTACGCATGAATCTAGAATAGTCATAAGTACTTAATTTAAGTCTATGTGATAAAGGCAATATTAATCTGAATCGATTTACTTCTTTAGTATGTCTTTTAGTAGTAGACATTAAAAAAGTATAGTCTTCTAGTAACACTTTAACTGTGCTCATTTTAACGTCACCATCGCAATCTAGTATAAGTAAATCAAATCCAGGGATAATATTTTCACTTTTACGGTGGCCATTTACAAATGAATGAGCAGTATAGTGATAACCATTAGCTGCAGTAAGTATATGTAATTGATCAAAAGGTGGATTATCAGTTTGATAATCGTAAGCTATATCTTTACTAATGGCTACAGTTAGATTATTTAAATCTGTTTCAATTAAAGTTTCACCTTTAAAGAATTCTATATTGTCTATTTCTCGTTTTTTAATAATTATATTATTACGATAGCCAAAAGACATAGCTAAGCTCATTAATTCTGCTCGTTGAACTTCACTTCCTTTATAGAATTGTAATTCTTCCATTAGCTCATGTTGAGTTACTTCCGTATCCATGTCAGCTAAATAATGAGCTAAACGTTCATAAGAACCTTGTTTTCTCATAAGTTTATGAAAAGCTTCTCCTGAATCTTCAACTACACTAATTGCGTAATCTAGATGCTCCATAGTAATTTCTGTTTCATTGTCTACAAAAGCATAGGCGCCTGCTAATTTTAATGCTTTATAATGACGATGATTTAATTCATTTTTTTGAATAGTCATATGATCTTTCATATCATCTGCTGCTTTTTCAGATCTCATTTGATATTCAAGTAAATGAATATGATTTTCTCTTGACATTTGAAGAATTGAATTAACTGGTCTCTTTGCAAAGCTTGCGAATGTTTCTTGGATATCCTCCATTTCCTTAGCTATATCTGGATCAGTCATTTGTTGATAACGTTCCTCTGCTGATGCATATTTAGTTCTATGAGTCTCTGTCGTATATCCAAATAACAATCTACGAGCATATCCTATGTCCAACCATTCTTTAAATTCTTCTTCTATCTTTCCACCATCTAATAACTTAGTTGGTGTACCAAACATCATTAAATTAGTGGGAGTACTACCAGGTAGTTCTTCTGATCGAATACTATCTTGAGTATTCTTAATAAGTTTCTGCTTAATTAAGCCTACATCGTATAATTCTAGAAATGCATTAAGTACGTCTGTATTCGCAGATAGGTTAGAACCTACTTCATCTAGTTCTAAATTCATAGAACCTGCTGCAGCTAATAGAAGTTTCTCTCGCATTTGTTTAACTGCAGGAGCTGTGCCACTGTCAAAGCTAAAAGCTAATTCTCCTAATTTATCGAAAGTTTTTTGAAGTTCTTCTAATTGGTAGTCACATTCTTCTGGAAGAGTTCTTTGAGTTTGGCCAATATTAACTCGCCAAGAAGCTTTCTCTTGAGCTAAAAATTGTAAATTTTTCTCTGCTTCTTTAGGAAATACATTATTAAGAAAGTCTTTTCTAAAAAAAGCTACGAATTCTCTTTCTAGTATATTAGTAGAATGGCCTTTACCTGTACCTGATACCATCAAATTAAGTACATAAGTATTAACTGGAATTATGTCTCTATCATTTGTTTGAATTCTGCATCGCATCATTGAAGCAATTTTAGATAAATAATAACAGGTTAAAATTCGAAAGAAGTGTCGGTTATCGCTGTTAACTTTCTTAGTTAAAATATCGACTATTCTTTCTGAAAATGGATGGTATTTTTTCATATATTATTACCTTTCTTTTCTTTAATACACTGATGTGCAATTGTGAGATAATTTCTTCCATCTTTATAATTGTCTTCAATTCTTGGATTCCATACAGATCTTACAACTTTTAATAAATTCATCTTTAGAGCATACAAATGTGCAGGATTTATATTGCCTGATTCTTTAGCATATTTATTAAGTGTTTCACACATAGTTGCCCACGTTTCAAAACAACGCTTAGCAGGACCATATTTATTAGCTCTATCTTTTATGATTTCTTCATCTGTCATTTCGTTATCTTTCATATTATCTCCCTAGGAGCTCTTGTATCTGCTTGCAATCCATAGACCAGCATAAAATATGGACATAGCAGTAATACAATAAAGTGTGAATACTCCAAACATTGAGTACCAATCCCAGTCTGGGATGTTAGCGACATAGTATGTAGTTTCATGAGGTCCTTGTTTTATGCGTAGTATAATAGTTAATTTATCGTCTTTAATTATTTCCACCAGAAGGCTCCTCTTTTATATCTTCAATAAAATCTAAAGCTACTTCAATTAAAATTAAGTCGTCTTTACTATCTATAGAATCATTTACTACTTGCTCTAATACATGACGTATGTACTCTATCTTTTTATGTTTATTCAGAGCCATCTTCTATCGCCTCTACTTTTTCAATAGTTTTAGTAACTAATTCGATGTAACCATCAGTAGGTACAAGGTCTACAATAGCTTTTTGACTAGCTTGACCTAAAGGAGAGATCCATAATGGAGCGTTAATTTGTATAACATAATCTTTATAAAATTCATCGAAATGGTCTGCAATTATAAATGATTTTCCTATAGAGTCTTCACATATTTTAAGAAATTCAGCAACAGTAATTGGGTCTTCAGTTGGCTTAAATGCTAGATCAGTATGGTAGCCGTAATAGCTATGTGGCATACCTGGATATTTTATTGTGTACTCCGGGTGTACAGAAGATAATATAACTGGTAGCCCACTTCGTTCTCTCTGTAACGCTTTTATTAGACCACTTAAGGACATTTGGTATTTTGAACGGTATATAAATTTAGGTGTAATTTTTTTTACTTCATTCAGTAGTTTCTTTGAATCCATGTCTTTTCTCCTTAAGTTTTTGTATTCGTAATTTTTCTCCTCTAGCTCTATTTAATTTAAAACATTTATCTGCCCCACATGTTTTTTTATTATGATGATAGGTTGTTACTTCTATGTTGCATTCTATACAATTGAATGTACGAAAAGATTCTGGGCTTTCTCTAAGTTGTCTACGTGTACTTATACATTTATTAGATCCGCAAGTAGCTTGCTTTCTTCCAACTAGTACTTCTTTTTTACATACTGTGCATTTAATACGTACTTTCGGTTTTTTAGCTGATTTCCCCCAGGCTGTTTTTGAAACACTTGAAACTATTTGTTCATATTTAGCATCCATTTCCTTCTGTCCATTAATGACATTAGTCAATTCGCCTTTTGAATTAAATACTCTAATATCATGGATCATAATTTCTCCTTTTTAGACTGAAAGTGCTTATATTCTTTTATCATTTCTGCTACTAGATCGAAAATCTCACCCAAGTCCTTCGGGTCTTGTTTTTTTAGGAGCTTAGTTAATTCCTCAATTAGATTATTCTTATGTTTGGACATAAATTTAATCACGTCCCTTGTGTTTTCTTTATTTTTTTAAGACCTTCTTTTGATATATACCCTTCATGATGTGGTTCTAATTTCTCAGGACACTCAGCTTCTCTTCTATCCTGAGCTCTTCTATCTTTTGCAGAAGCCTTGTCTAGTTTTCTTCTATCGTCTACTCTTTTATCTTTAGTCATGTCTTCTCCAGAATTTAATTAGTTACAATACATATTGAAATTAGTTACAAAGTGTATTAGAACTAGTTATAAAATTAATCTACCACTTACTTGCATAGCTTTTGCTTGAGTACAAATATCTAAAACTGGACAGTAAGGACAATGTCTCAC